TTACAAACGTAATAGGGACGTCTAAACATTGTGCTTCAAAACTCGGAACTAACGGTTTTCCGCTCGTAATTGGTCGAAAGTCTAAAATCAAACTAAAGTCAACTTGTCCCGTACTTAAGTTGCTTTTCATTTCGTTTATTATATAGCGTTTATCTCTTATAATAAGACGATCATTTAATTGTAGGTTTGTAAGTAAAGAAACGGGTAAATTCGTCTTAACGTAAACCAGCCTATTCTTAAGGTTGAACAAGCTAAATAAATATGCGCTATAATATTCAGCAAATAAACCATCTTGAATTGTTTCTAAATGAATTATAGAATTATCAGCACCGAAATTTAAACTGTATTTCGTATTTTGATAAGTTAGGTCTTGACCGAATAAAGCAAATGAATCAATATTTAAATGCGTTGAGCCAGTGTAAAATTTAATAGGGTGCGAACTTATATCATTGCTTTCACCGTATAAATAAAGTAATATAGGCTTCGGGGTATATGCGTTAAAACTTTCGTTTAGCGTGTAACCAAATATAGCGTATTGACCTGAAGAATGCGTTGAACGTGCAAATAATAAATTCTCAAAAGGCGTTTCAATTACGTACTCGTCGCCGTCGTAGTTGTATTGATATTCAACGTCCCCGTATTGTTGGTTATATGTTTTAAAATAATTCTTATTTACAAAGGATTCGCTTTGTTGATATTTGAAGGCTATTTTTTTATATAACTTAATTCGTTCTATATCAATTGAATCTATATCCGTGTATTGTGTTATATCTACAATAGCGCCTTGTGAATACCAATCTTCTAAAGGTAGTATTTCAAAAGTGTTTACTCCAGTAGCCACGCACGTACAATTAAACTCTTTTAACACGCCCGAAAAGAAGTCACTAACTTTCATATCGGGCAAAGTAGAATTTATACTTACGTTACCATTTATAACAACTTGGTCAACGCTTGCTGATTGTGCAAAATTAACCAAGGTCGAACCTACTAAAAACTTGTATTCGTAAAACAAAACTAAATCAAGGGTCATTGAAGCAGTAGTACGAATTTTAAAAGTTATATTCGTGTCGCATCCTACCGTATCTTGAATAGTACACACAGTAAAAAAACCTACGCTGTCACGGGTCAAAGTTTGAAATAAATTACCGTCTTGGTATACGTCTAAATAAACCGTTCCTAAAGCACTTTTTGCACTTATATACATTTGATAGCTGTGCGTTGCAGAAAACTGTCCAGCAGTATCTTCATTTACTATATCTATTGAATCAGTAGTTACGTTTATTCCACCCGTTATATTTAAGTTACCTATCGTTGAAGTAATGGCGTTTATTGTTACGTTTTGCGCTTCACTTATCCAAGCGTAATCGTTCGTGTTTTTGGCGTATAAAAATACTTCAGTAAATCGTGGGTCGCTTAAAAACGTTCCCGTGAAAGTAACCCCGTAATCATTTTCAATAGCTTGAAATAACCTACTAATTTTTACAGCTGGAAATAATTCATCGTAGCGTATTGCTTTTGAATTATCCGTTACATCCTCAGTACCTTGTCTGTATTCCCATACTCGGTTACTTGCAATTAAAGGATACCTAACGTCGTAATTTGTTGTTAAGTCCGTTATACGGTCGTATATGTTATTGGCAGTAAATGCAAACTCCAACCCGCTTAAATCTAAATTGAATAGTTTATCTTCACCGAATAAATCTTTGAGCGTTCTTATTTCGCCGTAAAAAGTTATTTGATAATTTTCAGCATGACCGTTTTTTATATTCGCCTTTTCAATTGACATTACACCACGCCTAAACGTAGTTAAATCAATTTCTATTAAGGCGCTCCTTCTTATATTGTAATCAAATAACGTAGTAGGATCTAACGGGTCGCCTATATCGGATTGATAAAAATGTTTAAATATTATATTATTAACCGTTGAAGCTGGTACCGTAAAGCTTTGCGAAAAGTCCGTAAATACTTTTGATATATCGCTAATATTTTGAACGCTCGAAGTAACGTTAATTTGTTCGTCTTCAAATAGTTCAATCTTTTGTCCTTCAATATAAACTTGTACTTGCCTCATATTACATTATTTATAGCATTAAAGGCAAAGTCAAACTCTAAAGAATAGTTAATCATTTTTTGATTTATATTCTTGAATAACTCGGTTTGCTTCGTGTTAATCTTTACTGGTAAACTGTTTATTAATATTCGTTCACTTGTCATTAATTGTTTTAATAAGTCGTTGTAATCTTCAGTTACCCAGTCAGTATTTACTTTAATGCTACGTTTCGCCGTTGTATTGAATACTTTGCGTTGACCTTCTAAAGTGTTGTAGTTCGGGAACGTGCTTTGCATTAAATTGTATTCCGTGTTTTCAACGCTAAATGTATCGTTAGACGCAGCAAAAAACCACGTCCTTTGCCAGCATCCGTATTTATTTACAAAGTCGCACAAAACGGCTGTATAGCGGCATAGTTCAAAAGGTTTGAAGTAACCCGTCCAAACAGTTACGTCATTTCCTAAAATATTAATTATTATTTCTAATTTATTCCCACCAGCATAATAATTTTGATAAACGGTGGGAACGTCTAAAATAGAATTGTTTGTTAAGTTTTGCGTGAATGTAGCTGCCGTTGCCAAGTTAGTATATTTCGCTTTGTAGCTTGTCGCAGTTTTAACCATTATATGACCAGCTCTTCTACTTGAGTTTGAACTTGGGTTTGTGCCATCGTAGTAATAGAAAAACGTCCCTTCATCGTGTAGTATATCGTAGGTTGGCGTGTAATTATATCCTTGTTCGTACCACCCGAAACCATCGTAAGCTACATAGGAATTTGTACTTAATAACGTGTAAACGCCGTTGTCCAATTTGTATCTTTTCAATTGAACGTTGCACCATTGCGTAGTTTGACTTGCTGGAAAAGTATTGTAAATTTCTTGCCTTGTATTCCAAGTAATATACTCACGTATGTAAGGCGAAATATTGTAATACGTCTTTACGTTGTTTGAAGCGGGTATTAATTTACTCAAAGTGTAAGTTGGCGAAGCTGGTGCGCTCCCCGTACCGTTCCAAATAAATACTTCTAACTTAGAACCGTCTTGTCCTGTTTCCGCTATTTCTACTATATAAGGTGAACGTGCAAAAATACTCATTTTATATTCTTTAAATTTTGGTCTAATATTTCGTTTAAAAGCTGTTCAGCATCTAAACCGTACTTATCTATTAACGTGTCGGGTAAAGTTTTGTAGGCAGCCTCAAATGGCTTGGTAAAAAATAGGCTCGGACGTATTCCGTATTTAAATATACTTCGAGCTATTGCAAATTGCAACCCTTTTCTACTTTGAAATTTTCCCGTTGCACTTCGTGGTGCAATACCTTTTTTAACTATCCATTTGTCAAACGCACTTGGCGGCGGCATTTTAGATTTATACGAATAAGGCGTATCGAATTTTCGTTCCGTTCCTGAAACCCCTTTATCCTGAAAGTTCCCGTAAGGCTCCATTTCAAAATATACTCCAATCGAATTAGGCATTTCTTTAACATCGCCTTTTATTGAGTTCGATAATTTGCCGCTGCTATTTTTACCCAACCTTTGTAAATTGGCTTTCGCTTCAGCTACTACCAAATCACGAAACTTTTCTAAGGCTTTTAGTCTTTCACTCATTTATGTAGCTTAATTCGTATTTAATAAAATATATTTCGTCTTTCGGTACTTTCTCATTACAAACAATATTATAGCCTTTGTACTTGTAAAACATCCTTTCACAAATAGCTTTGTAGTTTGAAGAACAAAAGAACTCCATACCTTCAGGACTACTTATCAATAGTTGATTTAATTTTTGCTTAAACTTTCTCATTAACAAACGGTCATTTCGTTAGGAACTAAAATATCGAATGTCATGGTCCAGCCAGCTAAATAATTCTCAAATCTTTCAGCGAAGGCTTCTAACGTTGGGTTGCCATCCACTTGAAACGCATCCGTAAATAAATCCCCTCGTCGAAGTTCTTCGTATAACCTATTCAATACTGAAAGCATTGTATTCAGTACGTAAATCTCGTTATCGTTACCGTCGAATATATTTGTGTCTTCGTCTTTTGACTTATTGACAATATCCATAGCCATTAAACTTACGTTAAAACGAATTATATTGCTTTCAAAAGTTGCGTTGTTAACTATAATATGAACTAAAGGAAATATAGTTTGCTTTGCTAAATCCACCGCAAAAATATCGCCTTGCGTTACCGTGTTTACAAACGGATCGTTTTCTAAATTGCTTTTAAGCGTGTCGAGTATCGTGTAATAATTAGCCATTTTTTGTCATTCTTTTAATTTCTCTTTCTTCTATTTCTCGTTTTTGCTTTTCGTAAGTAAGCCATGTAAGACACTTTCTAACTCCCAGTTCGGTAACTTCATCAAATTTTGTAAGGTCGCCTTGAGCAATTGCATAGATTGAATTATACCATCCCCATCTTTTATTAAATTGCGCTCTTTCGCTGTAGTCATTAACTTCTTGTTCGTCTTCATCTGGTTCTCCAAATAAGTAAGCGTATGTTGAACTAAGTCGTTTCCTAAACTCGAAAAAAAAACCGTTGCGCCCATGACAACATTTAACGGTGCGTACTTCATTAACTCCGAAAATTCATCCGTTCCCGTGTATTCAAATATTTCGTAGCGCTCTTTTACTTTCTTTGTAATAGGTCGGTACATTACCGCCATAGCTTTGTGAAAAGTTTCTACGTTTGAAATATTACTTTCTAAATCAATGTATTCTCCGAAACTCATATCTTCCAAATTAGGAATAAAACCAAACTCAGTGTCTTGAATTTTAAACGTAGCTTGAAATTTCGGCTTCGCTTTGAATATTTCGTTTAAATGTAGGGTCAAACTTTTTACATCGCTCCATTTTACCTTTACAACGTCTTTCATTTTTAAACCGCAAAATATTTCGATAGTCTTTTGACCTATAAATTCTTCGTCGTTTGACTTTTCAACCACCCTCATAAATTCTTGGTAGCTCTTTAAAGGTATTTCACTTAATGAAGTAGGGATTACAATTTCTGTTTTCATTCTATATATTAACTTTTAATTCGTGTTTTTGTAGTTTGTAAAGATAATTTACACTATTTACATACTTCAACGGGTGCGAAATATTATTTATTTACCAAATATGGTATTTACCGTAGTTAGAATTCATTCCTAACGTTTCCATTTCGTGGTAGCGCAGCGCATCAATACCATGATTATTCGTGTCAATCGGTTTATTTAGGCGCGTTCCTTGTTTGTCCGTGTCCCAGCAATATGCTCGAAGCTCTTTAATTAGGTTGGTGCTATTTGAAGTAACTAAATATTCATTACGTTGCATAACATCAATACCGTAGTTTATTGAATCTTTGCCCTTTGTAACGCCTTTAATTGTTATTCCGTAGCGTTTTATTTCTTCAATACTTTTCGGTTCGCTGCTATCAGCGTAAACGGGTACGTGTTTCGGTAGTGCGTTTGCAATATCACTGTTTAACATTCCCGTTTGATACTTCAATTCGTTTATTATCCTGGTACCGTTGTAATTGTATATTTCTATTATTGCAGTTGGGTCGTTCGTATAACCAAAGTCTAATCCAATACCTATTAAATTAGCTTCTTTCGGTAGGTTGTCAATAGTTTTCCAGTTACTGAATATAACGCCTTCCAGCATTCCTATTTCACCAAGTCCGTAAACCCGCCACCAGTTCGCCCAGTACGTGCTTGTTTCGGCTTTTAAACGGTTCTTTTCTATTTGTTGTACAATACTATTGTCTAAGGCTTCGTTGTCTTTGTACGTTAGAATTAAGAAATCGGAATCAGCTTCGTCTTTTAGTTCAGTATGTACCCAAAATTCATTTGCTGGATTGAAGTCTAAATACACGGCTTTTTTTGTGCGTATTGCAAGTTCGTTGTAGCTTTCAAAGGTTACGTTGTTACATTCGTTTATGTATAGAACGTCACGCCTTGCACCCCTTAATTTAGAACTGTCATCAGCACTAAAAAATTCTATATAACTACCATTGTAAAATTCGTAGCGTAAAAGCGATTTATTAAAGCGTTCATCGAAATACCTACCAGTATCTTTCATAATGCGTAAGAAGTCCTTTAATGCACCCCTACGTAAATGCGGTATTGTTTCAGCTACTACGCTTATTTCCGTTTTCGGGTACTTTGCAGCGTGTGTAATTAATACGGGTAATATACCGTAAGTCTTACCCGCACTTGTCCCACCTTGTATTATTTTAATTCGTTTTTTTAAAGCTTCTATTTTACGAATTGCTGTCGTTATTATCACTTAAATTGAATAAAGGTTGTTCGATATTCGTTTGTTCAACTTGTTCTTTTAAGTTGTTTAAACGTTGCGTAATGCTTGCGTTATACTGTCCTACCATACCGCCCGTTATTTGGTCTTCGCGTATTTCTTTGCGTATACGTGAACAGATAGGTAAATATTCATCGTATCTTTTATCTAAGTTTTTAAAATACTGTTCTACTTGTCCTACTTCGTCCCAGCAAAATATCTCGAAACCTTCCATTGTTAAAGGTCTTTCTAAAGGCTCGGCTCTTTCTTCAAACTCTTTACCACCGAATACGCTTTTTATTCTTGGGTTCGCTTTTACGTCTTCCTTGTATTTTTTAAATAGTTCGTATAGTTGTTCAGGACTATCTAAGTTTCTTGGTCTTCCTACTTTTGCCATTTTATTTCGTGTTTTCGTTGTTTTCTTCGTACGTGTTAAATAGTATTTCTAATTTATTCATAATATCACGTAGACAAGAACCGCAACTCGTTGGTTGCATATTTACTTTAAATACTCTATTGTAAATTCTTAATAGTTCCTTTTGTTCAGTAGGCTTCATTGAATAACGTGTTTCGCTGAACCATTCTTTTAAATATTCGTATTCGTCTTCTTGTAAACATTGTACGTTTCTGTACGACCATTGTTTATTAAGCCATGCTTTACGTTCGTCGCATTTACAGTCTTCACCTAATAACCATTTAGCTACCTTTGCTACTCCAGTAGCTTCTAAAACTTTTTCTACCGTGTCACCTAATCCTTCGCTTTTAGCCGCCAATATTTCGGCTTTTGTTCGTCTTTTTCTTTTCATGTTTATTTTATTAGTTCGTAATCTTCATT